GGGAGATGGGAGTTGAATCTTTATGATGAGATTGCTGACGCTATGAAAGCTGCTGCGATTGAGTGTGGTGTAGCCGTTAAGTGGGGAGCNGCTTGGTCTGTGGGGGATATCCGTAATTGGGAAGGAACCATGGAAGAGGCTATGAATGCGTACATAGATTTAAGACGCTCTCAAGGACGTAGACCATTCATAGATGGACCTCACTTTGAACTAATAAACGAGTAATCAACAAGGAAAATACATAATGGATGTTGTCGATTGGGCAAAGTACATGTATAAGAAGTTAGAAGAGCGGGAGAAAGACCTTTCCTCTGCTCTTGCAAGTGGTGCTGTCAAAGACTGGGAGCAGTACAAAATGTCGGTGGGAGAGATACGAGGACTCTCTTTCGCTCGTGAAGAAATCAAGTCCTTGCTGGAGAAAAACGTAGACGATGTCGAAGACCTTATATCTTCCTGAACACGTTGCGCAGAAAGCAAAGAAAGAAAAGGCCGCTGCAAATGCAGAACCTGAAGCTTTGGAAAGCGCATATGTTGACGCTAAAGAACGGGTGTTAGACCCGTCCCTCTTAGACAAACCGCTACTCGAAAGACTCCCGCAACCAACAGGTTGGCGGGTTTTGGTTATGCCGTATCAAGGTAAAGCTAAAACATCGAGTGGTTTATATATTCCTGATGAAGTGCGAGAGCGTGAGAATGTGGCTACTGTTGTAGCATATGTGATGAAGCTTGGACCACTAGCTTACAAAGATCCTGCGAAGTTTGGGGATGGTAGTGAACCTTGGTGTAAAGAAGGCCAATGGGTATGCATTGGTCGTTACTCTGGGTCTAGGTTCAAGATTGATGGCGGTGAGGTCCGCATAATCAACGATGATGAGGTAATAGCTACAATATTGGAGCCTGATGATGTCAAACACGTCTGAAGAACAAGAAGTTGTTGTCGAACAAGAACAAGAAGTTGTTGTCGAACAAGAACAAGAACAAGAAGTTTCGGAACCAACGGAAGACGAATTAGACTCGTACAGCAAAAGTGTTCAATCTCGCATTAAAAAATTGACGGAAAAATACCGTCAAGAAGAACGCGACAAAGGCGAAGCTGTACGACTATCGCAGCAACTGTTGGAAGAAAATAACAAGCTTAAAGGCAGGGTAAAAGCTTTAGATACAGGTTACTTGTCTGAGTATGGAACTAGACTAGAGTCTCAAACAGATGCGGCGAAACGCCTGTATAAAGAGGCTTATGAGGCGGGTGATACTGACAGGATGCTGGAGGCTCAACAAGCCTTATCCAATATTGCGGTACAACAACAGCAATATAATACGGCTAAAGTTAGAGCAGAGCAACAGTCTAAAGTTGCAGTGCAACAGCAGCAGCAGCAGCAACAGGCGGCTCCGCAGCAGCAACAGGCGGCTCCGCAACCTGACGCTAGAGCAGTTGCATGGAAAGATAAAAACAATTGGTTTGGTCAAGATCGAATCATGACGACAGCGGCATATACTCTTCATCAACAGCTTACGGAAGAAGAAGGGTTTGACCCGACCACCGAAGAGTACTATACTGAGGTGGACAAACGAATACGCACGGAATTTCCACATAAATTCCAAGCGACAAAGAAAACGGGTGGAGGAAGTCAGGTCGCTTCTGCTGGTAACTCCGCATCCCGCAGTAAAACCCCAGGGCGCAGGTCGGTCAAGTTAAGCCATTCGCAGGTTGCGATTGCAAAAAAGCTAGGCGTACCTCTTGAAGAATACGCTAAGTTTGTAAAGGATTAATATAATGGCTGATGATGTAAGAACTTCTCGTAAGAGTACCACTCGCGATAAAGAAGCGCGTAGAAAACCTTGGGCACCGCCCAGTCATCTAGCTGCACCACCCCCACCTGAAGGGTACGTGCATCGCTGGATACGAGTCGCAATGCGTGGCGAGGAAGACAAAATGAATGTCAATTCCAAACTGCGTGAAGGATGGGAACCTGTTCGGAAAGATGAGTATCCAGACTATGAAGCCCCCACTATTGACGATGGTCGATATGAGGGTGTGATAGGCCAAGGTGGCTTAATGTTGTGTCGAATACCAGAAGAAACAGCACATGAAAGAAACGAGTATTACGGGAGCCGAACCCGCCAACAAATGACAGCTGTGGATCAAGACTTGATGAAGGAGCAACACCCTTCAATGCCTATCGAGAATAGACGATCAAGTCGAGTTAGCTTTGGTGGTCGCGGAGGCGACACTGAATAATTTTAATTGCTGTAAATAGGAGCTTATTATGGCAAATTCTAACGGTTCCTTCGGTCTTCGACCGATGGGGAAGATTGGTCAAGCGACCAACTCCACTGGAATGACGGAATATCGCATAGCTTCTGATAACTCTAATCCAATATTCCAAGGCATGGCGGTTATACCGTTAGCTGCGGGTGTCATTGATGATCTACAAGCTGCGGCTGGTGGTAACGTCTCTATTGTAGGAGTTTTCGGAGGTTGTGAGTACGTTTCTTCAACAACTGGTGAAACAATATTTTCAAACTTTTGGCCGGGTTCTGGCGCGGATTCTACTTTTCCTGTCAAAGCCTTTTTGTATGATGATCCAAATCAGTTGTTCACAATCGCTACGTCTAACGTAGTGGCTGCGGCAAATACTGAAGCGGAAGTTCGTGCAGCTGTGTTTGCGAATATTGCGTTTGCAACTGGTAACAGTGGTTCGACTACTACTGGTATTTCTTCTGCAACAGCGGATTTAAATACCATCGCAACCACCAACACTTTGGCGTTGAGAATTATGGGGGTCCAAAATGATCCCGATAACTCTGACTTCACGGCTGCTGGTATTCCATTAATCGTTCGTATAAACAACCACTTCAATGCGCCTACTGGCTCCATTGCTGCTGGCACTGTTTCTACGACGGGCGTATAAGGGGGTCTAACGAATGGCTATTTCTCGCGCACAACTAGCGAAAGAACTAGAACCAGGTCTCAACGCCTTGTTTGGTATGGAGTACGACAGGTACGAAAACCAACATGCTGAGATTTACACAACAGAAGCTTCTGATCGAGCATTCGAAGAGGAAGTTATGTTGAGTGGGTTCGGTGCAGCACCAACCAAATCGGAAGGTTCTGCGGTAAACTTTGACGACGCTAACGAAGCATACACTGCCCGTTACAACCACGAAACTATTGCACTGGCATTCTCGATTACTGAGGAAGCTATCGAAGACAATCTTTATGATCGTCTTGGTTCGCGTTATACTCGTGCGTTGGCTCGTTCAATGGCACACACAAAACAAGTTAAGGCCGCTTCGGTTCTTAACAACGCATTTACCGCAGCAGCATTTGCTGGTGGTGACGGTGTTGCTTTGTGTGATGCATCTCATCCACTTACTAACGGTGGGACGTTTGCTAACGAGCCGTCAACGGCTGCGGATTTAAACGAAACCTCTCTTGAGGATTCTTTAATCAACATCGCAGGATTTGTTGACGAGCGTGGTTTGAAGGTCGCACTTCGCGGCACTAAACTACTTATCCCGCGTCAACTGCAATTCGTTGCAGAACGCTTGATGGTATCAAATCTTCGTGTTGGTACAGCAGACAATGACACAAACGCAATTCGTTCAATGGGAATGTTGCCTGATGGTTATGCCGTCAATGACTTCCTGACTGATCCAGATGCGTTCTTTGTCATGACAGATGCTCCTCGTGGAATGATCCACTTTGAGCGTACTCCGCTGTCCACTAACATGGAAGCAGACTTCGATACAGGCAACATGCGTTTCAAGGCTCGTGAGCGTTACAGCTTCGGGTTCTCAGATCCACGTTGTGTATTTGGTTCCCCTGGAGCCTAATCTGTGTTATAGTAGAGGAGGTAATACACATTACCTCCTCCCTAAAACTAGGGGCAGCTTCGGTTGCCCCTTTCTTTTTGTTTAACTTTCTGTATACTGAATATATCCCTGACAGTTGCATTGGGCGACTGACACTAGCCAAGACAGGAGATCATAATGGCTAATACGACTTTTTCGGGTCCAGTTCGTTCTGAGGGCGGATTTCAAGTAGTATCTAAAAACGCTACTACGGGTGCTTTTACTACCGTTGCAAACACAGCTTCTACTGGTATTGTAACTAATAAGTATGTAAAGCACGTTGGCTTTGCTACTGGCGTTACAGTAAACACAACAGCAGGCGACAGTCCAGCGATTGGTGAGTTTACTCAACCAGCAAACACAATTATCACGGACATTAAAATATTTTGTGACGTTGCTCCAGTTATTGGGACAGGTGATATTGGCTATGAAGTTGGCACATCTAGTTCAGGCGCACAAATTGTTGCAGCCCAGACTGATGAGATATTAGATGGCGGTACAACGGTTGTTGCACACAACGTAACGGTGACTGCATTAGTTCTTCAGACGCAAGATGGCACAACGGCTCCAGCTTCTGTTCAGTATACAGACACTGAAAGAACTATTTTCTGCAATATCACCAACACCGTTGATGCTACAACAGCAGGTTCGTTTACGTTCATAATTGAATACGTGCAGATAGCGTAATAGGAGGGTTTCATGGCTGACGCAGTAACGTCCCAAACACTTTATGACGGGCGAAAAACAGCAGCTTTAAAATTCACTAATGTGTCTGATGGTTCAGGTGAATCTGCTGTAACTAAGGTAGACGTAAGCGCGTTGGAAACAGATACTGATGGCAACCCCTGCACTGGGGTTGCTATTGAGCGTATCTGGTGGCAATGCATAGGTATGAAAGTGAAGATTCTGTGGGATGCATCCACAGATGCTTTTTGTATCGAGCTTGGTGAAAATCAAAGTGGGGACCATGATTACACCGTTTTTGGTGGTCTTACTAACAACGCAGGAAGTGGTAAAACGGGTGACTTAAACTTTACCACTGTTGGTCACACTTCTGCTGATACCTACACTGTGATTTTATACCTGCGTAAAACCTATGGCTAAGATCGACAAGTCTAAGATGAAGTGCAACAAACCGAAACGCCAAATTTCTGGCGGTAAGAAGTCTGTTGTAAAAGCTTGCGACAAGGGTAAAGAAAAGATTGTTCGTTTTGGGGATGCCAATATGTCGATTAAGAAGAACAATCCAAAACGGCGCAAGTCCTTCCGCGCAAGACATGGTTGTGACAAAGGTACGTTAGATAAACTAAAGGCTAAGTATTGGTCTTGTAAGGCTTGGTGATAGAATGGACAAGAACGTGCAGCTACTGGTTTGGGGAACAGGTTTAACACTGGGTGCTGCGGGCCTTATGTGGATGGTTTCTACTCTTGTTTCGGTGGACAAACGCACTGAAGTTATAAACGTCAAGATGGATCATTTAGTTCAAGCGATAGACGGATTAACGGAAAGGCAGGCAAGTATTGATAAGTCGTGGACAGATACCCTTTCAAGTCTCAGTGCCTCCAGAAAGAGTGACTAATGGCAAAAAAGAAAAAGAAAAAATTAGACGCTTGCGCAAGAAAAGTAAAGGCCCGGTACAAAGTGTGGCCCAGCGCATACGCAAGCGGAGCGGTAGCCAAGTGTCGAAAAGTGGGGGCCGCGAA